ACAGCTTTGCGATTGTCATCCTGTATTGTTTGGGATGTTACTGCATCAGCCATTGTTGTCCCCTATTATGCGATTTGCACATACTCAATGATGAACGTAAAAGAACCAGCGGTGGTTGCATCAACAGTGTTAGTAATGTTGCAGAAGATAGTTCTTGCAGCAGAAGTGTACTGAACAGAAGCAGGAGCCGTAGTGCCGCTTTGCGTCTGAGTCACAAGCGTTGTTGTGGTTACGTTGTGCTCAACAACAGTTGTACCGCCGTCCAAAATCTCATCAGTTACCGCCGCAACAATCTGTGCGCCAGAAGATGAAGTACCGACCTCATAACCAATGTCACCCGTACCAATAACTGGTGAGGTGTCACAGAAGATCTTGATGTCAGTGATGATTGTGTTTGCAGGCTGCGTGAACTCACCAATAGTAGGGCTGTCACCCGCTGTGGTGTTAACCGTAACGCCTGTAGCAAAGCCAACGTGCTTTACAAACTTGCCTGTGAAGATACCAGTAGACGCAATATCTACGACATCTGTAACAGCACCAGAAGTTCCGTCTTTAGAAACTACTTTAAAACCGTTCTCTGATCGGACTGAACCTTTAAAAGTTGTATTAGCCATATGAGTCTCCTGTCTTGGCTATGTCAGGCGCGGGATGCTCCTGTCAGGGATTAAATACTTATACAGTAGAAAAAGAAAAGGGGCAACAAGTGCCCCTTTCTTTCAATGTTCCATGTGAAACATTAAGCGCCTTGTGATGCGAACACTGCGCGTGGATTACTGAAGCCGAAGCTGTATCGCTCCCTGGCTTTGTATCGCACGTTACCAGTGTTGAAGTCACCTTCCATAGAAGTGGCAATCGGGCTTCGCTCAAAGTGCTTGAAGCCGTCTGGCACATCAGTCATGACAAAGAATGCATCAGTGTCAGTCAAGAAGTGGTTGACTGCGTAGCCTTGAGGCAGCAGACCCATGTTCCTGATTGCGTTGATGTCGTTGTCAGCTGTTTCTACTCGTCCGGGAGTTTCCAACAATCGATCCGCTACGAACTGAAGTTGAGGAGGAACAATCAGCTTGGTTCCTTGCAGAGCCAAGATCATGTTTCGATCATCAACAAAAGTTGAGATGCTGATCAATGCGTTCTCTAACGAAGTTTCGTTGAGATCTGAAAACGCAGAAGGACGGTTTGAGAACGTGCCGCCACCAGCAAGAGGGTGATCAGTAGCGACAAGAGACTTGCCGTCACCGCCTAAGAAGCTTGAGCTAAACGCATTGTTCAATACGTTAGCAGCTTTCACCTGCTTGGTGTGTGCCATGCTACGAGCCAGCGCCTTTGTATAACGTGCGCCAAGGCGGTCATACAAATTATCTTCAACCGCTTCCTCGGTGAGCGCGAAAGCAAGCGCCACGGTCTCGTGCGTGTAGCGCGCAGTAAACCCTTCAGAAGCTTGGTCGTAACCAACGCTTTGTCCTTCAGATTTATCGCGTGCATTTCCAAAGCCTACGATCAGAACTTCTTCTTCAAACGCTCGGTCTGAAGATTCGGTTTCAAAGATCTCAGCATGCTCGTTTTCATAACGAGCGTATTCCATGCCAAATAAAGCGTTGAGACCAGGCTCTAGCTCTTTGGCTAATTGTGCTCTTGAAATAGCCATTAGTTAGCCTCCTATGCTAAGCCCGCGCCTTTTTGGCCGAATATTGAGTTCTGAATAACAACGAGTACGTTGGTATTCGCCGTAGCAACATCTGAGTTCTCTGGATCACCAGAGATATCGATGGCCTTGATGGGCAATCCTGCAGTTGTTGCACCCGTTGATACCTCAAGCTCAGCGCCAGAAATACCTGTTACGGTGCTACCTGCGCTGGTGTATACGATATCGAAGTTGCCGAAGAGATCGGCAATCGGGAATGCAGCATCAGCCTGCACTTCATAAACTACCATTGGATCATCGATGATGAACGCAATAATGTCTGAAGCGTTGGTGCTTGCAGGGTAAAAGTTGCTGAACACTTGCTCACTTGTCGTGGGGTCAGTGTATTGACAGCCGTTAAATACGCCAACGATAGGCACAGTGCCTCCGTCTGCGTGAACCTCTACCGTACCACCTGTAACTTGGGCAACCATATCTCCTTGGAAGATAGCAGTGCCATAGTTAGCGGCGATTCGATATCGGCTTTGTCCTCCCGTATAGGGGGCACCGCCCACCATACGCACTGGACGCATACCAAAAGCGGCATCTTGATTTGCCATTTTTGAATCTCCTAGTTAAACACAATCAAAATGAGGCTACGTTGATTTGTTGCCTCGGCCAAAAGATACCTGCGTCTTTCTCTCTTTTGAGATTGGCATTGCAGGATGTTCGTCACGCATCAAATCATTATCTACAGCATTCATCTGTTGATCCGTTTGTTGCGCGAAATAAGCATTTCGCTCCTCCACAGTCTCTTTTGGAATCTTGGTTAACATCAAACCACCGACACCGACTGTCCCTGCATGGTTACCTTCATCGATAACTGGCAGTTCATAGCCTTGAACTTCGCTTGGATGTACAGGTTCGTACCCTTCACGAAAGCGCATGTGCACGTTAGTTTTATCTGCTTCACCGCGTATGTGGGTTCTCACCCAACGATACTGCATTCCATCAGGAGCCTCTGGGGTTTCCAATACTTGAGGTGGCGTCCATGGTTTTCTTGCAGCCTTGGTAGACCGTGAAGAAGCGCCTCGTGGGGTTCTATTAGAACCTGGTGTAGTAGTTTCTTCGCTCATGAACTTTGTAACCTCATCTTTTGTTTTGCGTACTCTTTGAACGGCACCCCTAATTTTCTAGCAAGTTGCTGTTCGCTGGGGCTTAGCTCGACTGTACGATTGTTTTGACTGCGTCCACTTCCAGTTATGCGCGTATTGGAGACAACAGTTTGGACGGGTTGTTGTTTGCCTCCTGCGGGAAACTTATGAGGAAGTTCTTCCCTCATACGTCTATCTATCTGAGAGTAGTATTCATCAGACTCTAAGTCAATTCCACTACCCTGCAATTCATTATGTATGGCAAACGCTACGTTTGTCATCACGGTGTCTGTTCCGAACCATTCGTTGCTTGTAGCCCACTGCTGTGCTCGCTCAGAAGGTTCTTCGTAAGCAGGCTGTTCAGTCGGCGTAAAATCCATTTGAGGATCTTGTTCAACTTGTTGGCTCTGTTGATCAACCCACGCATCGTACTGCACTTTGTAGTCAGCAAGTTCTTGCCGATACTTTGCAAGTGCATTTCGATCAGCCTCTGCTCGAGCAAGCATCTGCTGTGCTTCAGCCATGGCTTCTGGATCACCAGATTCATACGCAGTCTTCAGGTTACGCTTTGCAGCCATAGCCTGTGTATCAACACGGTTCTCCATCTCTTGGCTGTAGTTTTCTTGAATCTTTAGATTCTGTTCAGCACTAGAGGTTTGAGTGTTTTTCAGTTGAGCAGCTAAAGCTTCGTTTTGTTCTTTGATCTCTTTGGCGTACTGCAATGCCTGCAGTTCACGCCGCTGATATTCTTTAGCTTGCTTTACAGCTTGATTGATTCTGTTCTGAGCAGTTCTTGCTTTTACCTCAACTTCAGAAAGTTCTTCTTCCGTATTTGGCTCTGCAGTTTCAAAGTCTTCTTGAACAGCGTCTTCTGTGACAGGTGCAAGTTCTTCAGCTTCCTCTTCAGAAAACTCAATAATTGCATTCTCTTCTTGAACTTCTTCTTCAACTCTACGCCCTTCTGGAAGCGCAGCTTTGTTTATGTCTTCTTCACTATCTAGCTTTGATAAAGCTTCTGTCAGTGTTTCTTCAGCCATGTTTTCACCTATGCAGACTTGATATCGTCAGGGTTGATAATTGTGCCAATCACTTCATCGTCATTGATGATGCGAACTTCATGATCGTCTTCCAAAGAGAAACGAGCGCCTGCGTATCTACCGATAAGCACCCAATCGCCTTGCTTGCACCATGGTTCACCACCAAACTTATCGTAATCTTGATAAGCCAATGGGCCGACTTTCATGACGTAACACACAGATGTCGCCAAGTTCTCCTTGCTCACAGTGGACTCAAGGAGTTGTATGCCACCATCTGTGACACCTTTGCCTTTGTATGGAAGGACTAACAATCTCCACCCAGAGGGTTCAGGCATTCTTTCAACCAAAGATTTGTCTAACACGGTAGGGTCTAAAACCCTTTCTTTTTCACTCACATATGCATCCGTAACGGACGGTTTTGCGATGGAATCTACTGCTAGATCACTCATCGGTGGGGTCTCCTTCAAACTGCAACGCTTCTCTTATTTCCTCACGCAGGGTGCGAAGCATCGATAACTCACCCATTGCAAACTTGTAGTCCTCCATAGACTTGATATTGCCCGACGTTGTGTAATCGACAATACCTTGCTCATATTGTTCAAACTTCTTCATCATGTAAGAAGCGAGAGCTATTGAATCCATTTATTTAATCGGGTTCCTCGGCATTGGTGGCGCTATACCAACAGGCATAGGCTTGCCTGTGCCCGGATTAACAATTGCGCCACTTGCTATTTGAGGTGGTGGCGGTGGGCCACCTAATCCTGCAAATGGTGCGAGTGGGGCCATTGGTACAGGAGCTCCGTACCCACCAAACTGCACTTGTGGCACAGCAGATGTCGGCATTTGGAAGCCCGGATACCCACCTTGTTGTATGTTTGAACCTGCTTCCATCATGCGCTGTGTATAATTCTCACGCACCCCAGGGTCAAAAGACTGCCCAAGTATGTTGGTAGGCACATACGTTTCACGCACACCCTGCAACGGATCCATGCTCACAAACTGTGGAGGTGGTGGGGCAGAGGGTGCGGGTGTAGCAGTGGGTGTAGTAGATTTAGAAAAAATGTCTTTAGCGGCATCTATAACCTCTTGAGGTATTTCTTTTGGCCCTTCATCAGGCATTGCTGCTTTGTACTTAAATTTTGGAAGCTCAACCTGCCCAGCGCCTGGTATATCTACCACTGTAGGAGCGGAGATTGCTTGTCCTGCAACAATTGCAGCGGCATCTGCGCGTATTTCATCAGCAGTTTTTGCTTTCGCTTGTTTTTCTGCCGTTTGTTCCTGCACAACCCTTGTTGCATCTTGAACTTCTTTTGCAAGAGCCAACAGTTTACTTGAACTTGTTTTTGGATCAGCAGCTGCCTCTCTCAACTCTTGCGCTTTAGCGGCGAGTTCTGTGGGAGTGATTATGGCTGCTGGTGGAGTAGCCGCAACAACAGGTTCTGCCTTTGGTGGTCCAGGCTCGGCAACTTTTGTGGCTGGAGGTGTGTACCTGCCGCCAGTTGCCTTGGTCACTGCTTCAGCAATCTCATCTCGTGTAGGTGTTTTGAAGTCTGGCAACAAAACTCTTTTTTCTAAATCTTTTAAAATTTCCTGAATCTTTTCTTTGTCAGGCAAAGCTATCTTGGGCGCGTCTTCTGTAATGCGAATGGGCTTTGGAGGCACAGGTGCTTCAGAGCCAGGGCCACGGCCTATATCAATTTTAGATTCTGCAGCAGCCTTTGCTTCTGCGTCTGCTTTGGCCTTAGCCTCTTTCTCGGCCTCTT